GACACGGCCTAGCGTTGATTGTTTGACCCTGCACCGCGCCACGTGTGGCCAGTACATCCGCAGGCCACTGCCAGTGGTTGTCGGGCGAACCTGCGTAGAACTTCAGGTCGTCAATTTCATCTTCACGCGATTCAGACAGCGCAGCAATTGCCATGTCCAAACGCGAGCGAGCAGTCGCCAAAACACTGGACGTGGTGTCCTTTTGCTTGCCGCCGTTGGCCACAGCACCAGCTGCGGCGATGCCTGTGTAATCCATTATTTTTTCTTCGCAGTTTTAGCTGACTCTTTGAACGCCTTGGCTGTTGGCGCGCCTTTATCACCAGGCTTTCTCATTTTTTCGCCAGAACCTTCTTTGATCCGCTCACGTTTTGCGGCGATGTTTGCATAGAGTCCAGGTTTCATGGTTAACACTTCCATCGTTTGAGTGATGCCTTGGCGCGTTCAGCATCGCCTTTTGCATGCTTGACCACACCTTCCATGCGGGCACAAAAACTAGCTTTGCGCCCTTCGTCTGCTTTTGTCTTAGGGTTGGGTGCTGGCGCTTTGAGGTTTGAGCCCGTTGCAGCATTGTATTTCTCACGACCTTTGGCGGTCAATCCAGCGCCCTTAGATACAGGGAGCTTTTCACCACGACCAACGCTGAGAGATACTTTTTTCATGATCCCATCCATCCAGTTGCTACGGCACGTTGGCCCGAGTATACCTTGCGTGTGGGCTCAGTGTACTCCCGATGCGCCACAGGAAATGCAAATGTAACAGCAATTGCGTCTGCTGCGTCAGGTGACGCCAATCCACGCGCCTTCATGTCTTTTTTGCTTTCCAGAAAAATTGTTCCACGTGAATCAGGCTTCATCATAGGCGAAATTAAATCAGTCTTCAAGAACCGATCGTTAGGAATGGCGGCGCTTTTCAGCCACTCGCGCATCTTGCCCCACATCTCCGCCCGCTTGTTTCCATACATCACAGGATGGCTGGACTTGTTACCAAAGTTCACACCTTTGATCTTGTACCGTTGCTCTTTGAGTCTGTCCACGATGCCCGCGCCCAGGCCGCCTTCGTCGATCACCACTAGCGTGGGCTTGTATTCTTCAATTGCTTCGATCACATGCCCCACCACCGTCATGGTGTCGTCGCCCCTGTGGCGCATAATTTTCACGATGTCGCGCCCCTGCCGCACCGCGATGACCGTTGCATCCGCGCCAAACCGCGCGGGGTCTACGCCGATGATGATCGGCGCGCTGGCGTCTTGATACTTAGGCCGTTTCATGGCGTCGTCCACCAGGTCGGCTCCGATGAACTGATCATCGCCCGCGTTGGGGAACATGCCGTACACCTCGACGTGCGCCTGTGATGAATCTGGCCCATATTCGTCGATGATGCGCTGATAGACCGCCTTGTCGGTACCCTCGACCGTGCGCGCGTCCACGACGCGGGTCTTCCAGAAGTCGCGCTTGCTGTTAAACGTCTCGTAGAAGTACCCAGTGTTGCGCCGTGGGTTGGAAAACGCCATCCAAAAGCGATTTGGCGTGTTTTCTGTGAAAAAACCAGCAGTCACCGCCCAAATTGAGTCGTCAATACCACTGGCTTCGTCAAAAATCACCAAAACACCGTCGAAGTTGTGTACGCCAGCGTACGCGTCAGGGTTCTCCGCTGACCACAGCCGCCCTTCGACGCCCCAGTAGCGTGTGCCCTTCTTCAAATCCCGCTCGACCAGCTCAGTTAGCCACTTGGCTGGCATTACGCGGGTGGCTGACACTTCAAACCAATGTGAGTTGATCGACATCGCCAGCCATTTTGTGATCTCGGCCCATGTGATTGAGCGCAGTTGGCTTTCCGAGTTGGCCGACACGATGGTCGTCGAGCCAATCCTGGTGGATTCCATCCAAATGACCAGCCAGCTGACCAGCGCCGACTTGCCAATACCACGCCCAGACGAGATGGACTCTTGCAATACGTCGAAATCCAATTTATTGCTGTTAGATTTGATATGCACAGCAATGTCCAACAGCACTTCGCGCTGCCATTTGCGTGGGCCAGAGAAGTTTTCTAGCGGTGTGCCCTTGACGCCCCAAGGAAACGCGAACATTACAAACGCCAGCGGGTTGTCCTTGATGGCCGGACTCCACAGCCGCGCCATCAGTTCCTGTTCGTCTTCAGCGCTGTAGATGGTGCTCTGCATTTATTGTTTGCTCTAGTTTAGGACTTGGCTCGTTGGCCAACACGTCAATGACGCGGGACTCGGCGGTTTTGAGCGCGCCGATGATTGAGATGCGCTGGTCAACGTCAATGCTGATGGACTGCTTGGCCACCCAGCCGTGTGAGTGTTGGAGGATGGCCAGCGCCGCCTTGGCGTCGCCTTCTTTGGCTGCCTTGTGCAGGCACACCGACATCTCCAGCTCGCCGTCGGCTTTGCCCTTGAGCGCGGCCATGTCCGCCATCGGATCGAGTTCGCACAGTTGCCGGTACTCGGTGGGCAGCATGCCAGAAGCTAGGGCCAATGCGTCGCCCTTGAGGCCGAGCTTGGCGGCTTCGTAGATTCGGTTTAACCGCGCTTCGGTTGCGACAACCTTGCGTGGCTCAAATGGAAGACTTTGAAACATGGCGCAAGTGTAGGTCATGTTGGCTATTTTTAAAAAATAAAAAATTGTTTGCAATCCCTCCGTCACCGTTCGGCCCTGGCCGTCGGCCCTACCCCCTCCCCCTCGGCCGAATCGGCCACCGGCCCCAAGCTTACGGCCAGCTTACAGTGTGGGCAATGTAGGCAATGGCTTGGAATAATTATCAAAATGCTATGCAACATGGTGGCGCGCGGCCACGTGGCCATGGCCTGGACATTTATCAAAACAATAATGTAGGCAATGTGGGCAATGTTGCCATGCGGTTTCAGTCGCTGGCCAAACGGCGTTGCTCATCCTACTGTATAGCTATATAGTATTACATTTTATAAAATCCTTACGTATAACAGAAAACCATGACAATATGACCTACAAACACCCCACAATTGAATAGTGACGGGGCTTTCCCGTGGGCAATTTAGCACCGGTTTACAGTGCCCACACGTTGACAATATCGCCCACACCATATAAGGGTTTATCCCTAGAAAATAATTGTTGACAATTGCAAGGAAAAACCTTACATTGTGGGTGTGGGCAATAAATGACCCACACAATCCAATCAACTAACCAAGGAAAGTAATGTCAACACTCAACAAAGCCCAGCGCCGCGAAGTGGCCACAATCGAAAAGATGCAACACTTCGGCGCAAATTATGTCGCCCGCGCATTGTCTATGCTTCACCGCGCAGCGCTTAAGAATAGCCAAAAAACCGAAATAATGGCGCTTGCCGTGCAATATGGCGTCACGCAAAACCCCGAATTTATTGTCTAAAAACCGCGCGGCCACCGTGCCGCGCATAGTCCAATCAACTGAAGGAAAGTCATGCAAGTACATTTAACACTCAAAAGCGCGAACGTCAAAACCGGCCCGATTCCCGTGTCAACCACCGAGCAGGCCAGCTGCCCCGATGATTGCACTATGAAAAAAGAATGTTACGCAAAATCAGGCCCGCTGGCCTTGCACTGGGCCGCCGTGTCGAACGGCACACGCGGCACTGACTGGGCGACGTTCACCCAGGCGGTGGCGGCCATGCCCGCCGGTCAATTGTGGCGCCACAATCAAGCGGGCGATTTGCCCCAAACCGGCGGCACAATCGACGCCGTGAAGCTCGGCCAATTGGTGGCCGCCAATACTGGCCGCCGTGGTTTCACTTATTCGCACCACCGCGACGCCGCGTCGATCGCATGGATTCGCCACGCTAACGCATGGGGTTTCACGGTCAATCTATCGGCGAATGATCTAAACGACGCGGATTATTTGGCCAGCCAAAATGCGGGCCCCGTGGTGGTGGTTTTGCCCAGCACCACCACGCAAAACACCACCACGCCCGCAGGCCGCGCCGTGGTCATTTGTCCGGCCACCCAGCGCGACGATGTGAGCTGCGCGACATGCCAGCTCTGCCAGCGCCAGCGCGCGGCCATTGTGGGCTTTCCCGCCCACGGCACGAAAAAACGGGTTATTGACATCAAGCTGGCCACGGTTTAAGGAAAAAACCATGCAAAACAATATCTTTCCAAAATTCGACACGCACGCCGCCGTTGATTGTTTTCACTGCGCCGCGCCGATCGGCCACGAAAAACCCTTGTTTTATGGTTTTGCCCGTGGCGCTTATGGCATGTGGTGTGAAGCTTGCAAGCTCCGCACGTATTACGACACGCCCGACATGTCGGTCAAATTTGACAAAAAAGGCGATCCGCTGCCCGCGACGTGTGAATGCGGGTGCACCACGCCGCGCGATCAGTGGGACAGTAGCGACGGGTGGCCACGCTGCCCACAATGCCAATATATTTAATGCGTGACTGCATGGCCATGCGGTGGCCATGCGGGCGCGTGTTGCGTCGATCAACTACAGGAAAGTAAACCATGCAAAAAAGAATGTTAGCCAAATACCACGGCCGCGACGCGCGCACGGGCGCGCCGATCCGCCCGCGCGACGAAATAATCTATGACACAGTCACGCGCAAAGCGTGGCACACCGACGAAGATTTTGACTACACGCCGCCCGTGACAGTCCGCCCGTACCAAAGCGACGTTTTGATAATCGGCGGCGTCGAATATTTCCGAAACAAAGCGGGCCGTTGTATCGACGCGCCATGCTGCGGTTGCTGCACTATTTAAGGGGATCGACATGTTTAGTACTTATTTGCGGTTAAACCTGCCCGTATGGGCCACGCCGCGCGACGTTATCCGCGCGACTTATGGGCGCTTAAAACCCAGCGCGCGGGCACGGGCGCGCCGTGGGCCACGTCACGCCATTTTGCGCGACATGCTGGGCCACCACGCCGCCGCCCAGGCTTTGCATGCGAGGGCCACGGCATGACATATTACAAAAGCAAAGCCGCCGCCCAAGCGCTGGCCGATGAATTGACGCTACAGGATCGCGACGCATGGCGCTATGACGTGCAAGCATGCCCGCGCGGGTTCTACGTCGCGGTTTTTGATGATGATGGCCATTTTTTGGGGGTTTTATGACACGCGTTGAAAAAATTGTTTATTTGGCCGCGCTGGCAGTGCTGGCGCTTGATTTATTTATCTGGAGAATCTAAACATGAAAACAATCACATTAGGAAAAACGACCTACAAAACAAACCGCGACGATATTATGACCGCGCATGCAAAATGCACGGGCAAGCATAAGATCGTCAAATCTAAGGGCGCGGAGAAGCGCTTTTATCCGGTTTATTGGCCAGGCGACTCAACAGCTGAATACGTGGCTGCATATGAGAAGCTGAATTTTAAAATTATGCCGTGGGACTGGCACCAGCTGCGCGCCGAGCCCTGCCTGCTTGCTGTGGGCGAAGATAGCATGTGGGAGGTGGCCGAAGATGCTTAACCCTATATTCGCCCAGGCGCTGGCCCCGTGGACGCCACCGCCCGCACCCACACCGGCCGAGCTGGTCACGCGCGCGCTGATTCTCGGGCTCACTGCGCCGGACGCTGCGCGGGCTCAGGAATGCGCGGACATGGCCGAGCACTGGGCCCAAGGCCTGACTGACGCCCAAGTAGAAGCCTGTAAAGCGGAGGCCATGCGCTATGTCTAACCTTGCTGAATTTTGCGCGCTGCCGCGCACCATGTTCGAGCTCGAAGCTGAGGGGTTTACCCGCGACCAAGTCTATGGCGCGGTCAAGCGCGGCGAGCTGGTCAACCAAAACCGAAAAGATGCCTGGGGGAGGGTTAAGC